AGTACTGCCACTGCAGGTGGAGCAGGTTTCAGTCACAAGGCTGCAGCTACTGGTCCTAATGCTGGTATAGATCCTATTCTGAATTTTAAGAAGAAGGTGCAGAAGCGTAAGAAGATGAAGGAAGACAATGAGATTGACAGACCTATTACTGTTGATCGACAAGTCCCTTGTGGTAGATCTAGATTGTTTCAGTATAGGGTTAAGATCCCTAAAGGTGATATAGATACTATCATATATGCAAACAACCCTGCTGAACTTAGACAGAAGCTACGTTTGCTTGTTAATTACAGATATCGTGGGGATATTTCTATAGAAAGAATTATGCCTGGAGAAGCTGGTAAGTTCTTTATGGATAAAAGGAGTAAGCATATGAAAAATGTTAACGAGTCTGACGATAAGGCAGCACAACAAGCAATAGTTCAACAGAAGACTGCTCTTGAGAAGAAGAAAGTCTTAATGAAGAAGCAAGCATTACAGAAGCAACTTCAAAGTAAGGTGCAAGACATGAAGAAGAAGGCTAGAGTTGGTGGTAATAAGGGGGAAGCGGATAGCTAGTCATGCCAGAGAGTATCAACACAGCTCTGTTAGAGAGGTTAGAGAGAGTAGTAACTTCTTTGCAGGAGAACTCCGTAAAAATGGGGCAACTTCTTGCTGTCCATAATGAAAAGTTAGATAAGCAAGACAAAGTTGATGAGGTTCTATTTGCTAAGGTTGATAACTTACATCAGGCATTAGATAGAGAAACAGATTTAATAAAGAAAGGTTGTGAAAGAGATATACGAAAGGTTGATGATCGTCTTAGGACTATGGAAAAGAAAATGTGGTCTATTTTTGGTGGTCTTGCTGTTATATCTTTCTTGGTCTCTGCACCAGGTCAAACGTTCATCAAGAACTTGACAACACAATCAACTCAGAGTATGATAAAGACTCCTTAAGTCTTTTAAATTGTCTGAGTTTGTCGATGCTCAATACGTAATGCTTTTATCTGGCAGACTGGATAAGTTTGTTAGAAAGAAAACAGATTTATATAACTTCCGATGCCCTTACTGTGGTGATTCACAGAAACATAAGAACAAGGCAAGGGGGTATTTTTTTCGTGTGAAAGCAGACATGGTATTTAAATGCCATAACTGTGGAGTGGGCAGAACCTTACCAAACTTCTTGAAAGACCAGGCACCAGATCTCTATGATGAATATATCATGGAGAGATATAAGAAGGGTACTACTGGTAAAGGATCTTATGTTCCGAAACCAAAATTTGAGAAACCAGTATTTAAAAAGGTTGGAAATCTTAAAAGAATTTCTAGTCTAAATACTGAACACGCTGCACATAAGTACATCATAAAACGAGGATTAAATCCCTCGTTGTTTTATTATGCTGAGGAATTTTGTACGTGGGTTAACACTCAGAAACCTACCTTCACAAACATAACCAAGGATCATCCAAGGATCATCATCCCCTTCATTGATAAGGACGGTGAGTGGTTTGGATTCCAAGGTCGTGCATTAAATCCAAAGGATAAGTTACGTTATATAACTGTCATGTTGGATGAAAACAAACCTAAAATTTATGGACTCGACAGGATCAACACTAAGAAAAAAATTTACATTGTTGAGGGACCGTTTGATTCGACCCTCTTGGGTAATTCCATTGCGATGGCTGGGTCTGACGTTGATAGTAGGACGTTTGGTTGGAGCAATTGTGTTTGGGTTTATGATAATGAACCTCGTAACAGAGAAATCGTCAACCGAATCTCCAGATCAATTGACAGAGGTGAGCAGGTAGTAATATGGCCAAACAATATAAAGGAAAAGGACATAAATGATATGGCAATAGCTGGACATGATGTTCAATCTTTGGTAGAATTAAACACGTATCAAGGATTAGAGGCACAAGTTAAATTAACCGAATGGAAAAAGGTATGACACCAACGGAAACGGAAATTAAAGTTGTTAAGAGGGATGGTACAAGTGCTACCCTCGATTTAGAACGTGTTCATCATATCGTTGAACATGCTTGCAAGGGTCTTGCAGGTGTATCTGAATCAGCAGTGGAAATGAATTCTGGTCTTCAGTTCTTTGATGGAATTGAAACTAAAGATATTCAAGAGATTCTTATTCGTTCTGCTAATGATTTGATCACGTTAGATAATCCTAACTATCAATTCGTTGCTGCTAGACTTCTTCTATTTGGATTGAGGAAGTCAGTATATAAGGGTCATCCTGATGATCATCCTATTCTCAAGGATCATGTCAAGAAGTGTGTAGATCTTAAGGTTTATGATAGTGAGATCCTACATAAGTTTACTGACGATGAGTGGGAAGTATTAAATAGTTACGTCGATCATGATCGTGACTATCTCTTTACCTATGCAGGCATGCGTCAGGTATGTGATAAGTATCTTGTACAAGATCGCAGTACTGGTGAGGTGTATGAGACACCCCAGTTCATGTACATCATGATTGCTGCCACTCTCTTTCAAGATGACGATAAGTTTTATAGACTAGAGTATATTAAAAAGTATTATGACGCAATCAGCAAGCACAAAATCAACATCCCAACACCAGTCATGGCGGGAGTTAGAACCCCCATTCGCCAATTTGCAAGTTGTGTTCTGGTTGATCTTGATGACACCCTCGATAGTATCTTTAGCGGTGATATGGCTATTGGCAAATATGTCGCTCAGAGGGCAGGTATTGGTATCAACGCAGGTCGCATCAGGGGCATCAACAGTAAAATCAGGGGTGGAGAAGTTCAACACACAGGTGTTATCCCCTTCCTTAAAAAACTTGAATCAACTGTCAGATGCTGTACTCAAAACGGTATCAGAGGAGGGTCAGCTACTGTCCACTTTCCTATCTGGCATCAGGAAATCGAAGACATCCTCGTCCTCAAAAACAACAAAGGAACAGAAGACAACCGAGTCAGAAAACTCGACTACAGCATCCAATTAAGTAAATTATTTTATGAGCGATTTATCCAGAACGGTACTATTACTTTATTCAGCCCTCATGATGTCCCTGGGTTGTATGACGCTTTTGGTAGCGATACCTTTGACGAACTCTATACTCAATACGAGTCCGATGAATCAATCCCAAGGAAAACTATTGGTGCTCAAGAACTTATCCTAGATCTCCTTAAGGAGAGAGCAGAGACTGGTCGTATATACATCATGAATATTGACCACTGCAATACTCATTCATCCTTTAAGGACAAGATAAGCATGAGTAATCTCTGTCAGGAGATCACTCTACCTACTACACCTATTCAACATATCGATGGTCAAGGTGAGATTGCCTTGTGTATTCTATCTGCTATCAATGTAGGTAAGATTAATAAGATTGATGAGTTGGATGAGTTGTGTGAGTTAGCAGTGAGAGGATTGGATGCATTGATAGACTACCAACAGTATCCAGTCAAAGCAGCAGAACAATCTACAAAGAATCGTAGGTCACTTGGTATAGGTTACATTGGTTTGGCACACTATCTTGCTAAGAACGGTCTTAAATATGATTCTCAAGAAGCATATGAGTTAGTTCATAAACTAACAGAACGTTTCCAATATGCATTGTTAAATGCATCTAACCATCTTTCAATGGAGAAAGGACCATGCGGTTACTTTGGTAAGACAAAGTATGCTGATGGTATACTTCCTATCGATACATATAAGAAGGAACTAGATGAGATTGTACCTAATGATCTATCATGTGACTGGGAGTATCTTAGGAAACGCATATCCGAGTATGGGCTTAGGCACAGCACACTGTCCGCACAGATGCCTTCGGAGAGCAGTTCCGTTGTGTCAAATGCAACCAATGGAATCGAACCTCCTAGAGACTACTTGTCCATTAAGAAATCAAAGAAAGGACCGCTTAAGCAGGTGGTTCCGTCATATTCTACATTAAAGAATAACTATACATTGCTATGGGATATGCCTAGTAACGAAGGGTATATTAATATAGTAGCAGTGATGCAGAAGTTCTTTGACCAAGCAATCAGTGGTAACTGGAGTTATAATCCAGAGCATTACCCTGATAATGAAGTACCTGTGTCAGAAATGGCTAAGGACTTACTAACAACCTATAAGTATGGTTGGAAGACATCCTATTATCAGAATACATATGATGCTAAGAAGGATGGTGATGAGGAAACTACTGATGTAGATAAACTCATAAATGAATTACTAACTACTGAGGAGGAGGTCTGTGACAGCTGTGCAGTCTAAAGAAGTAACTGGTATGACAGTGTTCAATAAGAATACTGTTGATACTACTAAACAATTCATGTTCTTTGGAGCACCATTGAGTGTTCAACGTTATGACCAGTATAAATTTCCAACATTTGATCGACTGACACAGCAACAACTAGGATATTTCTGGAGACCTGAAGAGGTATCACTCCAGAAAGATCGTGCTGACTATGCACAACTTAATGAAACACAAAGGCATATCTTTACATCTAATCTGAAGTATCAGATCATGTTGGATTCTGTTCAAGGTAGAGCACCTGGTATGGCATTCATACCTTACTGTTCTCTACCTGAGTTAGAAGGATGTATGCAAGTGTGGCAGTTTATGGAGATGATTCATAGTAGATCATACACATATATTATTAAAAATGTATATGCAGATCCTTCAGATGTTTTAGATCACATCCTTACTGATGAAAACATTCTCTCAAGAGCAGAGTCTGTTACAAAATCTTATGATGACTTTATTAATTACGCACATGAATATGATCAAAGCAATCACTG